AGGGTGATGCCGAAGACGGAGGCGATGCCGCGTGCGACCGTGCCGATGACCGCGAGCAGTTCGCCCATCGTGCTGATGAGGGCGCGCACGACCTGTTGCGCCTGGAGCGCCCACCGTTGCAACTGGCCGTTCGACGCGAGGTCACCGAGGCGCACGGCAATGTTGCGGACGACTTCGAACAGGGGTTGCATCGCGGTGCCGAGGAACTGCTGGACGCCGTCCTTGATATTCGAGAGCGCGCCGAGGAAGGTCTTACTCTGCGCGTCCATCAGGCCGCCATAGTTGGCCTTGCTGAACTGCTGGAAGGCGTCGAGGAAGACCTTCGCCGACACCTGCCCGGACTCCGCCAGTTTCTGCGCCTGTGCCTGTGTGACACCTAAGGTCTCGCTGAGAATCTTCCACGCCGGGATGCCCGCCTCGGCGAGTTGATTCATCTCCTGCGCGGCGACGTGCCCCTTTGCCTGCATCTGCCCGAGCGCGAGGATGATGCGGTTCATCACCTCACTGCCGCCACCGAGCGCGGAGACGGCATTGCCAACATCGGTGAGCATCGGGATGATCTGCTGGGCGCTGAATCCCAACGCCAGCATCTGTTTCGACGCGGTCTCGAGCTGCGGGAAGGTGAAGGGCGTCGAGACGGCGAACTGCTGCAACTGCTTGAGGAAGGACGCGGCCTGCTGTGCGGAACCGAGCATCGTCGTGAAGGCGACGGTGTTCTGCTCGAGCGACGCATTGAAATCAAGTGAAGACTTGATCGCCGCAGCGAAGCCAACGCCGACCGCAAGCACCGCCGCCTTTGCCGCGGTGGCCGCGACTGCCATCCCTTCCAGGGATCGCGCCGTTTTGTCTGCCGCCGTGCCGACGTCCTGGATGTTGCGTGTCGCGGCAGACGTATCGACGTTGATGCGCATCCGGTTGAGCGCATTGAGGCGGTTCTCGAGATTCGCCAACTGATCGAGGCCACCGATTGAGAGCCCGATGGACAGATTTCCAAGGCTCGTGGCCACGGGAGACCTCTTTCAATCAGGTGAGCGGCCCGTCAACGCAGCAAAGATGTGCGCTGGCACCGGACGCACGCGCGGGTTGCGCGGCATTGGACCGGCCAGTCGCGGCGGCGTTCCCATCGGCAGCGCGGCACGCAGTTCATCCTTCGCGGCCAGCGCCGCTGCGACCATCGCCGTCTCGTCCTTGCCCTCGTCCTCATCGTCCTCATCGTCGGCGAAGTCCTCGCCCCACGATGTGACGTAGTCCTCGAGCGTGGCCTTCTGCGCGTCCTTGCCGGTGTTGATGTTCACCGTCAGGGCGAGCAACTGGCCCAGCCGCACGAGCAGGTCACGGAGTAGGTCATCGAGCGGCGGGTCGTATTCCCATGAGAAACAGAGTTCCTCGTACTGGTGCGGCGTCAGGCTGGCGAGGAAGGCATCGGTGTCGGGAACACGAAAATGCCGGGCGAGTCGGACGGCTAACCGTCGTCCCGCCCGTGCTCGAAAGCCTTCTTGCGCGCCTGCTCCTCCGCCTCGTCATCGAGACCCGCGAGTCGCAGCGCGACCTTGGCCAGCGGTTGGATCGCCGCGTAGCTCGCCTCGGTATTCAGACGGTCGATCTGACTGCGCTGGAAGAACTGGCTGCCGTCGTTGTTCACGGTCGCATAGAACGCCACCATCGTCGGCAGGTCGCGGTCGCGGCGCGGTACGTCGCGGCCGTTCTTGCGCTCGTTGCAGTCGTCGCGCGCCCGCTGCACATCCTTCGCCGTCAGCGTCTTCACGATCAACGTGCGGTCGATCGCCGGGACATAGACCGCCTCGGTGACGATCTTGCCGGCGAGCCGGAAGAACTCGTCGCTCGTCGTGTATCGCGTGCGGCCGTTGGCATCAGGATCCTCACGCGGGGCATCGGACACTGAAGAAGGGTTTGCATGTGCGCGTTCAGTGCGCGACACGGCAAACCCTTCTTCACGGACGCCAGCTTCAACGAGGGCTTCATTCGGGTCATCGTACGCTGCCATGCTGCTCCTTTACTGTGCGGACACGCGGCGTGCGTGCGGGCACGTAGCCAGGGTCATTGCGCTTCGATCACGCGTCAGGAAAGCGGTGGGAACTCCAACACGGGCCCATCGATCGCCAAAGTGGCATTCCATCTCTGGCGACTATCTGGCGTATTGCCATCTCTTTGGAACCGGCTCAAATAGGCGCTGTAGTAGTACGTCGATCCGGGGACGAGGATGCCGGCGCCCACCGTCTTCGTCGGATCAACGATGCGCCAGTCAAAGGTCTGCGTCGAGTTGAACATGCCTCGGAAGCCGCTGACGGCATCCTGCGTGGCATCGTTCGTCATGTTGACCGTGAACTGCACGTCGCCGTTGTCGAAGAACTTCGCCACCTTGCGCTTAGCGAGACCGGAGCTTGTATCGAGCGTCATGTAGGTCTCAATATCGCGTGCGCCACCCGGCCACGGCATCACTTCCACGCCGTTCACCGTCGCGTACGTCTCCTGGGTGACCCCCGGTGTGGTGGTCGCATAGGTGATCGTGGTCCCAGAGGTATTGGCGATCGTCGTGAAGAGCGGCAACGGCATGTTTGCGAACGGCCCATTTGTGGCCGCGGTGATCGTGTAGACGTTCGTCGTCAGGGAAACCGTGAACGGATTGATGTACGTGGGCGCGAACGCGGCGTTGAGCAACGTCTGGAATGCTGGGCCGAGCGGCAGACCGGTCGCGGTGGCGATGGTGATCTGCCGGGTCCAGAAACCGAACGTGACACTCCCGGCCGCGGGTGTGCCGGAGAAGGTAATCGTCTGCACGGCCGAGCCGCCCGCGCCGAACGTGCCGCTGCCGAGCTGTAGCAAAGCCCCGTAAAGTATTGCAGACGTATTAGTATTTGTGTTGAGACCGGCCATGGATGGCGCTCCTTCTGATTGGCCCGAAGGCAAATCGGAAAGAGCGGGCCGACATGGCGGGCTCCTCTTAGGGCAGTGCGGGCGCCGCGATGGCGCGTGGCACGGTCCCGTGCTATCGGTGGTTTGTCAGTGACGCCGGCGGGCGATTGCCCGACTGCGGCAGGTCAGCGGCATGGCCGGGGAGGATGGCAACCGTCCCTTCGTCGTCGGCGTCCTCTTCGGCAACGAAGCGTTCGAGGGCTTTCATCGCGGTGAGATACTGCCGCCGCAACTCAATCGCGAGGACACGCACGCGCTTCCGATGGCGCTCCTCACGTGTGAGAGGCGTCCGTTCACTGTTCATCCGGGATCGGCACGGCGATACTCGCCTGCGACAGCGAGCCGTGGTACTGGATCATCTCGGCCTCCGCGTCCGCGCCGAACGTGGTATGTCCGGTGATGAGACTTTGGTAGCCCTGCTGCCCCTGCCATTCGATGGCGGTGTACCCCCGTGCCTGATCTTCCGCGGCCTGGTCCGCGGCCGCTTTCGCTTCGCGCGTTTCCGCCTTCGTCTCCGTCTTCGACTCAGCCATGATGATGCTCCTTACCTTCCGGCCTTCACCGTGAGATTGAACGACGCGATCGAACGCCCTGCCTGATCCTTCGCGTAGGCGTACAGGGGCGAACTGCTGGCCTTGAAGCGCATCCACGCCGGCGCGTAGCTTTGCCAGCCCTTCAGCGCCCCGTACGCGGCCTCCACGCGGCCCTGGAGCGCGCCTTGTGAGGTGTCGCGGAAGCGCACCTGAACCGTGCGCTCCTCATCCGCCATATCACCGCCGAGGGTGAGCGCGCCAGCGGCCCCACCCGTGTTATAGAGGGTGAGGACGTTATCCGGTGATGGCGGCTCCGCATTACTCGCGAAGATTTGGGTTTCGGCAGGGACAAGAGCGGCGATGGCGGCTGCAACATCCTGTAAGAGCGTGGTCATTCGATCCTCGTGAACGTGTGCACGGAGCCACTCAGCGCAACCGTGCATTCCACGAACAGTGGATCGTGTGTCGCGAGTACGTGAGAAAGGGTTTGCCGTGTACCGTTCTGGCGGTCACATGCAAACCCTTTCTCAGATGCTGGCGTGACCACGCCCTCGATCGTTCCACCCGCCCCGGTGACGGAGATCACGTCGCCAACCTCGAAGAAAACACGGTCGCCACTCAGCGGGCCATGGATGTCGATGTGCAGGACTCCGTCCTCGCCAAGAGACGCTGTTCCATTCACCGGTGCGGTAGGCATCGCTATATCCTCACCCTCCGCACCAGGCGCTCCGCAAACCCCGATGCTGCTTCGTCTGCGGCAGTGCGCAGGAAGAACGGTTGCCCATGTGCGTGATGCGCTTCTGCGTTTTCGTGAAGCTCCTCGATATAGTCATTGGAGGGTGCGCCGCCATCGCCATCATCGTCGCGGCCGAAGGAGACCCACACCTGCATGCCCTCCGTGATCACCTGGCCGCTCGCACGTGCCCGGCCGGTGTCCACGGGGATGCGTTGCTGCGCAGGCAGCAGGATTGAATCGTGCGCCTCTGCCGCAACGGCGTCCGTGATCCGCACGCCGACGGTGTGCAAGGCGATCAGGTCAAGTGGCATCAGAACCAGACCTTTGTGGGGCTGATCGCGGGCTCATTCAGGTCCAGCTCCACCGCGATAATGACCGGGGTCGTCTGATCGGGAAGACTAAGCCGGTCATCATCGCCGACGCGCGGTGCGGTGCCGTCCGGTTGATAGGCCAGTACCACGTAGCCACGTGCGCCTTGCAGTTCGCCGGCCGCATTGACCACCGATGCTTGCCGGATCACCAGCAGGGCGTCGTAGTCAACCGGCGGACCAAAGGAATCGTCACCGAACTGATCACGGCCCGTGAACGGGGCAATCGTGACGCGGTCGATACAGAAGCGGTTGAACTGCACCTGCATCACCATGACGGCATCCGCAGGCATGTTCGCGGTCATCAGTACAGCCCCGGCGGCTCAAGCTGGTTCGCCTGTTCCATACAGTGGGTGTAGACCGATGTGGGATCGAACATGTTGCCCTGCGTCGGACTGGCGCGGAAGCGGTTCGCCGCCTTGCGGGCCTTGACCCGCCAGCATTCAGCGGCAGCACGCTTGACATCGTACGGCCCGCCCGTCGGCACCGCGGCCGCCCACGTAATCGTCCCGTCCTGCACGTATGCCACCGGGTTGCGGCTGCTCGCGGGGATGAGCCACGTTGGCTCGGTGTCACCGGAGACACCGGGGAAGCCAGCGCCCGTGAAGTCCGGGTCCGAAGAGGCCCAATACGGGCCCTGTGCGTGCGTCAGTGGCACGTACGCCCAGCCATTGGGTATGGTCGGCGTCACGAGCACATCCGGGTAGTACGTCGTCGCCGCCGTCCACGTGCGGAAGCCCATGGTACGGAGGATTGCCGAATCGATCTCCGCGTCCGTGAGCACGGGGTCAAGCGTCGGTTCGCACAAGGCGACAACGGCGTCGTGGACGTCGGTCGGGATGGACATGGTAGACCCTACTTCTTCGTCGGCTTCGGTGTGGCAGGACCGGACGGGCCGCCAGGAGCGTGCCCCTTGTCCTCGGCTTCCTCAGCTGCCGCCGGACGATCTGCCAGCGACGACGCGGTGCCCTCTTCGCCCTCAGACGGTGCGGTGCTGTCGTCCGTCAGCCCATACTTCGCCGCTTCCTCGTCCGTGATCGTGCCGCCGGCGGCAACAACGAGGGTCGCGGCGTCGGGGCTGTCCTCGGGGACGACGTTGCCCTCGCTGTCGGCGTATATCGCGGTTTCAGACGTGTACATCGGTGTCTCCTCCGTGATCTGCGTGATGGTGATGGACCCGCCGGTACGTGATCGCTCGTGCTTGCCGAGTGGGTCACGGACGCCACGCCCCGGACCCACCCAGAGGCGCGGCATCAGCTTTGGGTGCCAACGACCGTCCAGACAATCGTGGATGTGCCGTTGGTGGCCGTGCAGATGTAGAGCTCGCCCGCCGTCGTGTCCGTGTACAGCGATCCGACCGTGGCGCTGCCGAGGCCAGTGACGTTGACGGTTGGCGCGCCCGCACCGGAGGTGCTGCTGAGCGTGGCATTACTCCCGGCGGCCATGCGCTGGCGCGAACCGGGCATCGTGTTGCTAGCGTTCGGCGGCATGTATGACATGCGCGACTCCTTTCAGGAGGCAGTATGCGTAGCGTTGCACAACTAACTAGGGCAGACCAGTCACTGTGCAAAAAGCTAGTGGTCTGTAAACTGCTAGCGCGAGACGCTCTTCCGCCCTGATGGTGATGAGGTTCTTCACGAAGTCATCAACGTTAGAGTTTGTCGTCTCCAGCGTGATGCCCTGCCGGCGGAAGACCTGGGCACCGAGCTTGAACGCGCCCACAAAGGCGGTGTGCTGGGTCTGGGCGACCGTGGCGACCACCGGCAAGCCCCAGAGACGATTGGGACCGGGATCGGCCGGATGTCCCCAGATGTAGATGCCATCGGCCGTCTTGAGCAGTTTGACGTTCTGCCAATCGAACGGGTTGAAGACGACACCATCCGCCTGGAAGAAGCCGACTGAGGCAATCTTCGTGATCGCCTTGAAGACGGCATCGGGGAGGGGGTCGGTCCCGGCGGCCTGCGTCTGAATGCCGGACGTCGTTTCGATCCCCTGGATGTTCGGCGGTGTGCCGTTACCGAGCAGGATCTGCGCTTCCTCTTGCTGCGCGACCATGAACTGCAAGCGGTTGTTGACGTAGTCGCGGATGACCGGGAAGTCGCCGAACATCTCGTCGGTGACCTTCCCAGTGACGGCGATCTTGCGCACCGGCGCGTCCACCTCGGAGGTGTCGAAGGCCGCTTCCGGTTTCGTGCCGCCCTCAGCAACCGTCGTGGCCGCATTGGTGTACGTGTCCTCACGGACATAGCGGATCGTATTCATCGTCGTCTCACCCTGGGAGATGAGATCAGCGATCGTGAGCGCCTGCTGTCCGATCATCACCATGCCCGGCTGCCGGTCGTACTCCGTCAGCGTGGACACGGCCGTCGTGAACGTCGTCTTGGCAGCGAAGCCGAGTTGCTCCGGCACCTCAAAGAATGCCTGCTGCTGGCCGCCACCGGGGCGCCAGGTCTTGTACGCCGCGCTCTCTACGAACCGCTCACCGAGTGACTTCGTGGCGGGCGTGCTGCCCGGCGTCGCACCCGGATCATCGGCCGATCCGCCAGCGAAGGGCACGGGA